AAAAATGGCAGAAGTAATTATCTCCCCGGGCGTGTTCCAACAAGAGACTGATCAAAGTTTCTATAACGCCACACCACAAGTAGTAGGCGCTGCTCTTGTAGGTCCAACAGTATTAGGCGTTCCTTTTGTACCAACTTATGTTACTAACTACAACCAATATAAAACGTTGTATGGTGAAACATTTAAGAGTGGTTCATATTATTATGAATATTGGACATCTTTAGCAGCAAAAGAATATTTTGCTAATGGGGGTCAAACAATGTTAATAACTAGAATTATTAGTGGTAGTAGTAATATAGCTGCTTCTACTTATGCTTCTGCTTCTGTTACTGCTAGCAATGCTCCATCAAATTCATTTGTTCTTGAAACATTAGCTTGGGGTAACCAAATGAATAACTCAGGTAGCCAAACAAGTGGTGCCTTAGATAATGGTACTGCTCAAAATGTTCGTTGGGAAGTTGCTTATTCTGATACTGGTAGTGGTGTATTTACTCTTTTAGTTAGAAGAGGTGATGATACAACTGCTCAAAAGAATGTATTAGAAACATGGTCTAACATGAGTTTAGATCCTCAATTACCTAACTATATTTCTCGCGTTATTGGTGATTTAAAACCAATTCCAGATATAGCAACAGGTGTTATAACATATACAGGCGACTATGCTAATAAATCTGCATATATTCGTGTAAAATCAGTTCCAACTCCATTTGCTGATTCAATTGACAACAATGGTAATTTTAAATCTTCTTCATATGCTGCTTTCATGCCAGCTATAGGAAGTGGATCATTAGGTGGTGCTTTTGCTGGTGGCCTTGCTGATACAAATGTTACTAAAAATATGTACGAATCAGCTAGTGTAACAAATATCCAAGGATTTGCACCTGCTGATTATATTAATGCTTTTAGATTCTTAACAGATAAAGATAACTACCAATTTAATGTGTTATTAGCTCCAGGTATTGGATTAAGTATTGCTGATGCCTCTAATGCTGCTATTACCACTGTAGAAAACAGAGGTGATGCTGTATGGATAGCAGACGCTGGTATGTATGGTACTGGAATTGCTGCTGCTGTATCAAATGCTGGTAACTTCTTAAGTAACTACGCTGCAACATATTACCCTTGGGTTTCATTATACTCAGCAGGATTAGGTAAAACAGTATGGTGTCCTCCATCAACAGTAATTGGTGGTGTATTAGCATATAATGATTCAACTACAGCTGAGTGGTTTGCACCAGCAGGTCTTAACCGTGGTGGTATTCCATCAGTAGTTGCTCCTGAACGTAGAGTACAACAAACAGATCGCGATACATTATATATTGGTAGAGTTAATCCATTAGCTACCTTCCCTAACGTTGGAGTATGTGTATGGGGTCAGAAAACACTACAGAAAAAACCAAGTGCTCTTGATAGATTAAACGTTCGTCGTTTGTTAATCGCATTGAAAGGATTTATAGGTGGTATTGCTCGTACATTAGTATTCGAACAAAACACAACTGTAACTCGTAATAGATTCTTAGCTCAAGTTAATCCATACTTATCATCAGTAGTACAACGTCAAGGTTTGTATGCTTATAAAGTGATTATGGATGCTACAAATAACACACCTGATGTTATTGATCGTAACCAATTAGTAGGTCAAATTTATATTCAACCAACTAAGACTGCTGAGTTTGTAATCTTAAACTTTAACATTCTTCCAACTGGCGCTACATTCCCTGCATAGGGGATGTAGTTCCATATATTTATTGGTAACAAATTGAAACACAAATAAAATTTAAAATAAAATGGCAGTATTAGATCCAAATGAAATAATGTTTACAGCGTTTGAACCCAAAGTGGCCAATCGCTTTATCATGTATATAGACGGTATCCCAGCATACTTAATTAAGAAAGCAAAAGCTCCTGCTTTTAATGCTAACGAAATCATATTAGACCACATCAACGTTTACCGTAAAGTAAAAGGTAAAGTAAGATGGGAAGATATAACTCTTGAATTATACGACCCAATCACTCCTTCTGGTGCACAATCAGTAATGGAATGGGCTCGTTTAGCACACGAATCAGTAACAGGCCGTGACGGTTATTCTGACTTTTATAAGAAAGATATAACTTTGAACGTATTAGGTCCTGTAGGTGATATCGTAAGTGAGTGGGTAATTAAAGGTGCTTATTGTAAGCAAGCTACCTTTGGTGACTACGATTGGGCTTCTGGGGAAGCAGCAATTGCTCTTAGCGTAACTATCGCTATGGACTATTGCGTATTGAACTTCTAAGGAAAAACCACTAAATATAAAAGAAGCATTTGCCTTTTTGGCAAGTGCTTTTTTCTTGCATATATTTATATACGAACAAAATAAAATAAAAATACGTTTATGGCAGAATTAAAGTTACCAACAGAAAAAGTTTCATTACCTTCAAAAGGTTTATTGTACCCAAAAGAATCACCACTTGCAAAAGGTGAAATTGAAATGAAATATATGACAGCACGTGAGGAAGATATTCTTACTAATGCTAATTATATTCGTCAAGGTGTTGTAATTGATAAATTATTACAATCACTAATTGTTACTCCTATTAATTATGATGAATTGTTAGTAGGCGATAAAAATGCAATTTTAGTTGCAGCTCGTGTTTTAGGTTATGGTAAAGATTATAGCTTTAAATATACTCAAAATGGACAAGAGATAGAAGCGGTTGTTGATTTATCTAAACTAAACGAAAAACAATTAGATGAAACATTATTGAAAAAAGGTGTAAATGAATTTTCATTTAATTTACCAAAATCAGGTAATGTTGTAACATTTAAATTGTTAACACACGGTGATGAGAAAAAAATTGATGCTGAAATTAAAGGATTACAAAAAATCAATCCAAACGCTACAACAGACGTTACAACAAGATTAAAGCACATCATTACCTCTATTAATGGTGATCGTGATCAAAAATCAATTCGTGAATTTGTAGATAATTATTTATTAGCTGTTGAAGCTAGAGCATTACGCGAATACTATACTAGAGTAACCCCAGATATTGACCTTAAGTATTACCCAGAAGATTCAGATTATACAGGGGAGGGTATAACTGTTCCTATTTCAGTTAACTTTTTTTGGCCTGACGCCGGAGTATAGAGTACATATATTCAAACAAATACATGAAGTAGTATTTCATGGAAAAGGTGGATATGATTGGGATACTGTATATAATATGCCGTTATGGTTACGTAGAACTACTTTCAATATGATGAAGGAATTTTACGATAAAGAGGCAGAAGAAGCAGAAAAACAACAAAAAACATTAAAAAATGGTAATAAAGGCGAAGTATCTCGCCCTAACATATCACCGAAAACACCCAATTATACATCAAAGGCGCCTAAAAAATAGGCGCTTTTTATATTTATATGCATAATATTATGTTATTAACATGCAGCAAAACCAAACACCAGAACAACAAGCGGAACTAAATAAACAGTATGAGCGATACATCGAATTACTGACAAAAATAAACAGTATATCTGCTCAAAGTGCTAGAATTAAGGCAGATGCTGCTAGAGATGCTGGTGACTTAGTTAAAGAAGTAAAAAGACTTGAAGAAATTGAAACAGAACTAGTAAATAAAGCTTCTTATTTATTTGATGCTTTCAGAGAAACTACAGCCGAACTAAAAAATCAAAATCTAATATTAGATGCTGGTAAATCTACTTTTAAATCATTAACTAGTATTGCTGAAGATTTCAATTACCAGCAAAGAGGAATATCTGATTTAAGTGAAAGAGATCTTAAAAGAAGTGCACAAAAAATAGCACAAAGTGAAGCAGAATTAGTAAATGTTAAAAATAAATTATCGCTTGATGGTATTACTTATAATAGACAAGCTCAATTAAATGATTTAGTAGCTTTACAAAATACAGAAGGAGTTAAATTAACTAAAAACCAAGAAGCTCTTTTAGGTCAATTAACAAAAGAAAAAGAGTTATTAGATGCTGCTAATAATGCTTTAGAAGAAGGTATACCTCTTTTAAATGAAGAATTAAAAATTTCAAAACAAATATATAAAACAAGAACAGAATTAAATGGTGTAGCAGGAGCGGCGGCCTCTATACTTGAAAAATTTGGTGGAAATTTAGCTAGTTTTTTAGATATAAGTGAAGCAAAAGAAGAAGTTGAAAAATTTAATAAGAAATTAGTAGATGATGCTTTAAAAAGCAGTGCTGTTCTTGAACAAATGCGGCAAATAGATAAAGATAGAATTGCTATATTAGATAGTTCTGTAAATATACAAAGAGAATTAGCAGATATACAAAATCAAATTAATGCTGCTATTGAAGCTGGATCTAAAAAAATAGAACTTGAAAATGAAAAATTAAGAATTCAAGAAGGTCTTCAAAATAATATTGCTAAAGGTAGAGAATTAACTGCCCAATACACAGCAAAAGAAGAACAAAAACAAACTCTTCTTAATGCTTTAAATAACCTAGCAACAGATGATGTAATGAATAGATTATCATTACAACAACAAATTGCTGATATAGATGAAGATCTTATTAGAAATTCTCGAGAGATAGGGCAACTTCAATCTCAAAGTACATCATATAGGGCACGAGAAAGTCAAATAGATCAAGAGATTTTAGATCAAGCTAGAGAAGCAGGTAAACTTTCTGATCTTGAATTAAAAAAACAACAGAAAAAACAAGATCTTTTAGATAATGAAAAGAAAACTGAGCAAGACCTAATAGAATTAGATAAAAAAGAGGCAGCAGTTAAAACAGCAGCCATCGCTTCTGTTAATACTTTAGGAAATAAATTTCAATCCCTAGGAGTATTCATTAGTAATGCAGCAGGAGGAGTTAAAAAATTATTTACTGATCCTATTACTTTAATGACTACTCTTGTAGGATTAGGATTCAAAGCAAATGGACAAGTAGTTGAACTAGGAAAATCATTTGGAATAAGTGCTAAAGCAGCTGAAAATATAAGACAAGATGTTGCTGCTTTCTCTCGCTCAACAGGAGATACATTCATCAATACAGATAGATTATTAAAAGCCCAATCTGAATTATCTAAAGAAATGGGCATTGCTGTTAAATTTAGCAATGAAGAATTAGCTACCTTCGCTAAGTTAACAGAACTAACTGGATTATCAGCGCAAGAAGCAGGTAAATTAGCGGGTGCTGCTGCAGCCGCTGGAGTTTCAACAGAAGCATACACAGACGGTATAAGAGAAGGAGCATTTAGCGCTATGCAAGCTACCAACACTCACTTTGAGATGAAGGAAGTAATGCAGGATATTTCTAAATTAAGTGCTGGTACTTTAATTAAATTTCAAGGTAATCCTAAAGCATTAGCTGCTACTGTTGTTGAAGCTAAAAAATTAGGTCTTACTTTAGAACAAGTAAATAAAACAGGAGAATCCTTACTTAACTTTGAATCATCTATAGAAAGTGAATTAAAAGCGGAGTTAATGACTGGTAAGCAGTTAAATTTAGAAAGAGCTAGAGCAGCCGCGTTATCAAATGATCAAGCAGCATTAACAAAAGAAATAGGGGATCAAGTAGGCACATTAAATGACTACCAGAACATGAACGTTCTTGCTCAACAATCATTAGCAGAAGCTTTTGGTATGAGTAGAGATGAAATGTCGGAAATGTTAATGAAGCAAGAAGCCATAAATCAATATGGTGAAGAAGCAGGACAACTTAATAAGGAGCAACTAGAGGAAATGAAAAGAAAAGGCTTATCTGCCTCAGAGTATATCCAACAACAAGAACAACAACGTAAAGCTCAAGATAAATTTAATGATGCAATGACAAAATTGCAAGACATTATTGGTAATCTTGTAGCGGGTCCTGTAGGGCAATTATTAGATGCTTTATCTAACATGGTTGGAGTAGCAATGAAAATTTTAAGCCCCCTTAGTTTTGTATTTAATATCATAGCCCGTATAACTGAAGGTATATCAGATTTTGTCTCAACCCCTTTTGGAGGAATAATAGCTGGCCTTACAGGTATATATTTGCTATCAGGTAAAATAGCATCAGGATTAGGAAGCATGGGGAAGGGAATTATGGACTTTGGTAAAGGAATTATGTCTTCTTTCAAAGGAGGAAGCGAAGGAGGTGGTGGATTTTTAAGTAGAATAAAAAAATCATTTAAAGGAGGATTAACTGGAGGCGATAAAACAGCAGAAGTAGCTGAAACAGGAACTAAAGGAGCTGAAACAACATCATCAACAGCAGGTAAGTCAGAAGCGGGCGGTGATGGATCTAAGTTTAAAACTAAAATGCAGAATATCGCAGATGGTATTAAAGCATTTGCTGATAAAGATGTGTTAAAAGGAGCAATCTATTTAATCCCTGCCTCTATAGGATTATTACTTTTTGCACCTGGTGTTTTAGGTATTAAAGCTATTGAACAAGTTAAGGGAGAAAAGTTTCAAGAAGCAATGTATGGTATTGCCTATGGAATTGCTGATTTTGGTAAAAATGTAACTTTTGGAGCTTTAGCTAAATTAGCACTAGGAGGAATTGCATTAACAGCATTTGCACTAGGTGTACCAGGGATATTATTTATACAATTAGTTAAAGGAGAAAAGTTCCAATCATCAATGGAAGGTATTGGATTAGGAATAGCTAGTTTTAGTGAAAAGGTATCAGCAGGAGCTTTAGTTAAGTTATTATTTGGAGGAATTGCTTTAGCAGCATTTACTGTTGCTGTTCCTGCTTTACTACTATTACAATTTGTTAATGGGTCATCAATAGAAAAAGCATTAACAGGAGTAGGTAAAGGTATAAAAGGATTTTCGGAAAACGTGTCGTATGGTGATTTAATAAAGGGAGCAGTAGCAATCGCTTTACTTGGCGCTTCTTTAATACCATTTACATATGCTGTTGGTTTAATGGGAGATATAGATCCTGCTACTATATTAATAGGGGTAGGAGCATTAGGAGCATTAGCTGGAATTGCTTACTTAGTAAGTAAAGCTTCTAAAGATATGATAGTAGGATCAATAGCAATTGCTATATTAGGTGCTGCTTTAATTCCATTTGCCTATGCTTTAAGTTTACTAGCAGAAGTAAAAATGGAAAATGTATTAGCAGCAGGTGCCGGATTATTAATATTTGGAGCAGCAGTACTTGGTTTAGGACTTTTAATGACATCGGGAGTAGGTGCATTTATATTTGGGGCTGGTATATTAGCTATGATAGCTTTAGGTGGAGCTATGATGGTATTAGGAGCAGGATTAAAAGTAGTATCAGAAGGAGGAGCAGGTATAGCAACATTATTTCAACAATTAAGTGAATTAGATGCTACTAAATTAGATGCTGTAGCCCCTGCCTTAAAAACAATAGGCGAAGCTGTATTATTTTTAGGAGCAGGAGCAGTACTGGGTGCTATAGGAAAATTATTAGGAGGGGATAGTCCATCTAAAATGATACAAGATATAGCAGCATCATCAAAAGATATTGCACAAGTATCTTCCAGCTTCCAGATATTATCAAATTCTTTTAAAGAACTTTCATCAATAGATGCCTCTAAAATAGAACCAGTTATTCTCTTATTTGATAAAATAAAAGAAGGATTAATTGCTTTAGATGAAGTAGGTAAAGATAAATTAAAAATATTTAAGAGTATTATTGATTCTATTACTCCTTTATTTTCATTAATAGAAAAAATAGATGAGAAAAAATTAACTGCACTTAGTAATATAGCTAATTCTATTGTATCTATGTTTACTTTATTAGATAAAATAGATATAGAAAAACTAGCTATATTTGAAGCTATAACAAATTCAATTGCTGTAGTTTTTGTAAAACTAGAAGAAATAGATATAAAAAAACTTGACATACTTAGTACTATTACTAATTCATTCGCTTCTATTTTTATTCAAATAGAAAAAATGGATGTAGAAAAATTAACTATATTTGGTTCTATAATGTCCTCTATTCAATCCCTTTTTACAAGTTTAGAAAAAATGGATATAAAGAAGTTATTAATACTTGGTTTCGTAGCATCAGCTATTACTTCATTATTTGCTGTACTAAGCATAGTAAGTGTAGAAAAATTATCAGCTCTTGGCTTAATAACAGATTCTATAAATAAAACATTTGATACTTTAAATAAAGTAGACGTAGGCAAATTATTTGCCATAGGCCCAGCATTAGCTAGTGTAGGAATGGGGCTAGCAGCATTAGGTGCAGGTGAAGTAATAGAGGCTATTGGTTCATTCTTAGGTGGTGATCCAATTGAGAAAATAGAACGTTTAGCAAAAGCAGGTGATGGATTAATGAAAACATCAACTGCACTTCAAGGTGTAGCTGGTGCTTTAGCACAAGTATCAACAGCATTAAATGCTTTAGATATTTCTAAGTTAGAAAAAATAGCAGAAATGAGTAGCGGTGGCGGTATTACTGGTTTTCTTAATAACGTATTTGATAAAATAACAAGTGTTGTAGGAGGAAACGAATCAACATCACCTACTGCAGGCTCACCTATAGGCTCACCATCAGTAACAACTAACCCAATATCAACACCATCTAGTACAACAAATACTAATACATCTTCAATATCATCCAATACCACATCAACAAATATCCAACCAGGTATTGATTTAACACCAATGATTGCTGCTATCAATGAAGTTAAAGCATCTATTGATAAATTATATGGTAAAAATTCAACAATTAATATGGATGGTACAAAAGTAGGTACAACTTTAACACAAGGATCATATAGAGTAGCTTAAACATATATTTATCATCGCAATAAAATATTTTATTAAAAATTAAATTTTAAACACATGGCATTACTTGACATGTTCCAAGACGGACAAAGCGTATTAAGTCTAGTAGGTAATGGATTTGACACAAACCCAGGCCAACAAGGTTGGGGATTTCCTGATTATACAGGAGAATTAGCACCTGACCTAAGCAGATTACATAACATGTACTCAGTGGATGGTGATCCTAATTTACGTGTTCAGGATTTTAACCGCTTAGCACTTGGTGGTGTAACAGCTGTTCAAAGTCCATCAACATTAGATGAAATGGATCCAATCGCCCCAAATAATTTCCAAGCTGGATTGGGGGGTGTTGTTTCTCAAATTTTCAAATCAGTATCTGGAAGAAGATATAGTGATTTAGGTCCTCAACCAGGAAGATATTAATATCTAAACAATAAAATGGGATTATTAGACCTACAAACCGATCTTAAGTCTCTTAAGTACGGACAGGACCGTCCTAACGGTGGGAGTAGCGGTCAGCCCTAC